ATTCCTTAAGGTCATCCAAACATATCTTATTCTGTGTTACCGGAACATCCGGATATGCCGCAACGATACGAAGTACCGCTTCTGCAATATTATCCTGCTCTGTTATGCTAAGTGCTTTCTTATTCGTATCTGCCATTATGCGCCCCCTACTTCAATATGTGGTATAAGGTTATAATCATCAACATTCGTAACTTTAAAGCAGTTATCATACTTTTCTTTCATATAGGTAAAGAAATCCTCACATGGATTTTCCTGTGAGGTATCACCCTCTACAAAGAAATCTGCTCCGCCGGTGAATGTGAAATTACTTTCTTTTTCTGCAGACTGCTGCCATGCTTTCGGTTGCAGATATTTTTTTGTGTCTTCCGGCAGGAAATCCCATCTGACATATAACTTTGCGGAATCTGCTGAATCCAGTCCGCTATTTGATACATTCGCCCCTTTGG